TTCTTTAATGCTTCTACATCCTCTACTAATCCTAAAACTCCATATATCTCTCTCTCTAATGATATATATATAAATATATTTACTTTATATAATACATCATCATCCTTTATTACACGCTTTTTGACTATATTCAATAACCCAGCAGTATTACTATTCATATATACTACTAAATTACCTTCTTCATCTATATTCGGTGATAATCTAGCCTTCGGAGTTACCTTCTGTTTTATATCCTTCGATTCTGTTTTCACATTCGTCTTTTTTTCATATTTCTCTACCTTCTGTATTCTTGTATCTATACCATTCTCATGATGAATCTCTTCTTCTACTTGAACACTTATTACCGGCTTTATCTTCTTATACTCATCTACTATATTATAGATCTCATATAATCTCTCTAATAATACCGGAGAATCAATATACTTATTTCTTCTATCTATGTTATTAAATAAAATACTCTTTATCTCTTTCTCCAATTTTATTATCTTATCCTTCTTAATAAATCTTCTGTCTATTATTTCTCTCTCCTCTATCATATCTTCATCTATTTCTTCTATTCCTTCTACCAAATCACAATTTGATATGAAATTTAATACTCTATATGAACTTATATTATCCTTGAAAGAATCTAAACATAATTTATTTCTATTCTCTAATATATTTTTCAATATATCTACAAATATATAAGCATATTGCACTATCTCCTGAGTAAATCTCGTATTATCTTTCAAAATTATATTCATATTAACTGGTAATAATCCATCATCTCTCAAAATCTTCTTAACTAACTCTATAAATACTACAAAACCTATATTCTTATCAAATGACCATGAACCTATCGTAAATGGTAACATCTCTTCATTTATATCTTTCATCTGATATACCCATTGAATATAATAAGTTATCCCCTTTATATCTGTTCGTAACTTACTTATCATTAATGCACGACACGAATTCATATTATCTATTAAACGATTCTTCTCCTTCGCATCCTCATATTCAAATTTTCTTCTATTCATTTCTTCTTCTTTCTTTGAATAATCCATGAACTGATTTATTATACTCTCTGGCATATTACTCGATGAATATCTCTTCGTATATTCTATTAATCTCCTAGCTAATGATACACATTCACTATTCAAAACTTCATATACTTCTTTTAATTCCTTCAACGGTCTCTTCCTTAAATCTTCTGATTTTATTAATGATCTTACCTCTCTATATTTTTTATATAAATCTATCGTATCATTATACCTATCATTCTTTAACTTCTCAAACCAATCTATGAATTTACTATATGGAACTAACCATACTAATTTTTCCTTCGTTTGCTTTAATTCTGTTATTAACTCTACCTCATCATTCTCTTTATAGTCTATATTATCTACTATAACCTCCTGACCATTCAACTTATATAACCTCGAATTATTACTCACAAAATCTAAACCTTTCTCTACTCTCTTATGCGGATAATTGTAATTTCTTACTGTCCATCTTCCCGTAAAAAAGTTTAATACTAAATAACCTGATATATCCCTCGATTCTGATAATCTTCTTACCCATTCATCTAATGACATATCCGGTATCCTTTTATCTGAATCTACTTTTAATAAATTTTTATCCAAAATATCATACTCTAACTGATTTATCGGATTCTCTACCTTATCTAACTTACACCACCTTGATGGCTCTACTGATACCGGCTTATATATCCTCTCAATTATTTCTTCATTCTTCTCTCCTTTATTATCCGTTTCATCTTCTTCTTTGATTATATTATATGCTTCTTGAATCTTTTCATCTTCATCTTCATATATATCCAAAAATATCTTTATACTATCCTTTGTCTCCAAATCTTCTAAATTATTCTCAAATATAAACATCTTACATACAATATCATCTAAAACTAAAGATCTCTCTAATTTTATATCTTCTTCTATAACATCTATTCTTTTATCTAATCTATTCAAAATATTCGTCATCTTTATTATATACGGACTCTCTTCAAATCCATCCTCTAACTCATCTGATGGTAATCTCTTACTATCATACGACAACTTTATTCTTTCCTTTCTTAGTAACAAACTCTCTTTTTCCTTTTTTAATCTATTATAGTCATATATCTTATTATTTATATATGTTATCACTTTATCCTTCTTTAATATCTCCTTTAAATCTTTTTTCTTTATATCTGATTTAATATCATTATTAACTGAATTATGTAATTTAGCTATAACAGCTTCCAAATCAAAAATTTTATTTGTTGAATCCATGCTTTAATGCAATATTCTTACATTTACCATTTCTATCTATTTTTTTTTTCAATTTTTATTTTTTTTATAAATTTTATAAAAAAAAAAGTATTTAAAGACATCTTTTTAATATTATTTAAGTCCAGTTCTTAAATTATTTTTTGGGATTCACCATCATCTAATTTATTTACAAAACTTACTCCATATCACCTATGATACTATTTTATTAATAATATCATTCTACTCAAATATATCTAATATCCTTTGACTTATTAACGGATATATTATTCCATTATTTAACTCTCCATATCTTATTATCTTTTCAACTCGATCTCTATACTTTTTTATTTTATTTAATCCATTCAATCTTATTATTATCATCTTTATCTTCGATAAAAATATATATAAATCTAGATCACTCTTCATAAAATATATACTCTTTTCTTCTATTTTATCCCTATGTATCTTTGTTATCATACTATATATCTCTTCCTTATTCTCAATATCCTCTTCTAAAAATTTATCCATTAAACCCTTATCTAGTGTTCTATCTACATTCTCAACTATATAATACAATATCTCACAACATAACGAATTCATTAGATTATCTATTATTCTATCTATCTCATCCTTCCTTGTTTCTAATATAAATTTTAAATTTTCGTTATTCTTTTTTTTATTACTATAACCCACAAAACTTAACATCTTTTTCTTTTAACCATATTCCTCACTCTCTTTCCTTTTTTTTATCAATTTTTTATATTATAAGTAATACTACTTATAATATGATAACCTTTAGTTTTAACCAGAGAACACCACGGGGAGGTAGCTATCAAATTCTCCATATTGCAAGAAGTGGGGTTCGAACCCACGAGGACTTAGTCCAGTAGATCTTAAGTCTACCGCCTTAACCACTCGGCCATCCTTGCTTTTTTTAGTAATTCTTTGTTACTGTAATCTTTTTTTATCACAGTATCCAAGGCAAACCACGTGAAGGTGATTACTATTTTACCTCTTGCTCCTAGCCGGGCTCGAACCGGCGACCTTTGGCTCATAAGACCAATGCTCTAAACCAACTGAGCTATAAGAGCTTTTTAGTAATTTTTGGACTTTAAAAAACCCGATCCGTAACCTTTTTTTTCAGGTAATTACTAATTACGAACCTACATATTATATTATATAAATTGTCTTTAAATACTTTTTTTTTTATAATTTTTTAAACTTATTTTTTATTTAATTATATTTTTATTTAATTATTTTTTTATTTAATTAATTTTTTTATTTAATTAAATTTTTATTTTAATTTTTTAATATATAATTTTTATTTTATTATAATTCTTAATATATAATTTTTATTTTATTATATATTATTGAAATATTGACTCTAATTCTTTTTCATCAACATCATCATGAATTTCTTTTATTTTTTCAATATTTCTCTCTTTCTCTTTTACTAAATTATCTTCCATCTCTGATTCTGATATTACATAAAAAACTTTTGATAGATTGTATATATATTCTATATTCTCCGAAGGAAACTTATCTCTTATATATGTTAAAATCTCTTGAAATCTTTCATCCTTCTCAAATCTTTTAATATCCTTATCTAAAATTCTTGAATCCTCTATCTCTTCCTCTTTATATTCCTCATCATAATATCCTAATAAATTTCTTGAATATTCTTTTAACATTATTATTTGTTTTTTCTTATAATCTGTTTCTATATAAATTTTATTTCAATTTTTTTAACGCTTAATTGTCATAGTTCCTCTACTAGATACTTTTAATATACCCTTAAAATCCCTATCTTTATAGACTCGACTTGATAACGCACATACTATATATTCTTCATTATTTATTGTCTTCTTATTTCCAACTATATAATTATTCTCATCCCTATATATTGGGGCTATATCATCATTTACTTTATGTAATTTCCCTATCTCCTCTCCTCCATCTTCAACGTTATCTACTAATTTATATACTATATTCGAATCAACTTCTAAATATAAAACTTCTCCTGTCTTTGTTGGTATCTCTATACATGATGCTTCATCATCTGCTAACTCATGTTCAACATTTATCTCTTCTTGTAAATCATCTTCAATTTCGCTTAAATCATCATTATTTAATTCTAATTGAATTTCACCTAATGTGGATTCTGATGATTCTAATTGAATTTGAGTTATATCTTCTTCAACTTCTTGTTTTACTTTAGTCTTTGACTTTCGTGATCTTCTTTCATTCTTTTGTTCCTCTTTAAATGTTGATTCCTTCTGTATCTCACATACTATTGAACACTTCTTTATATCATTATATATTTTCTCTAAATCTTCTAACATTTCTGAATTTATTCTTAACGGTATTCTTGTTTCTATTTGATTTTTAAACTTATCAACTTTCTTCAATTTATTACCATTCTTTAATATATCTTCCCATATTATCAAATTATTCGGTGTCGTCATCGATGTTGATAAATGTTTGTAACAATATGATTCTTCATTATATAATGATCTCTCACATCTCTTATATATCCCTACCTTCTTATCTAATTTATATTCATATAATTCTAAACCCTCATCTAGTAATATATCTGATTTCTTCTTTGTTGTTATTTTTACTCCACATGGACATATTTTATTTTCATCATTTATATTACTTGCTATTGTCTTTTCTATCTTATTCTCTGCTTCTTTAAATAATAACGTATCTACTTCCGTATTTTTCGTCTTCTTTGACATTATTTAATATATATTTCTAAATATCTATTATTATTTTATATATTTTTTTCAATTTTTATACCTATTTTTTATAAATTTTTATTTTTTTTTATTTTATTTATTTAAATATCGTTATCCATATCTTTTTGATATTTATTCACTATATAATTTATATTATTCTTTTTATCTATTAAATTTAATGTTTTTGATGAAATATTTTTATTATATTTTTTAGCTACCTTCTCCACCAATCTATCTCTCTTTGATTTATTTGATACATTTGATACTACCGATAATTCTAATATATAACTCATATCTATATTTGATAACATTTAATATATTACATTTTAATATTTTATTATTTATATTCTTTTTTTTTCAATTTTTATTTATTATATATATTTATAGTATTGCTTACTTATTAAAAATACCTATGAATAATACTAAATCTAATAAAAAATATAATTCACTTAATAAAAATAACAAAAAATATACTAAATCTTATTTATTTCATATGATTGGTGGTCAATCTTGCACTGACGGAGATATTGGTAATTGGGGTAACCAACTTATGAACCTTTTTAGAAACTCTATTAATACTGTTAGTGCTGGAGTTACCACTGTTAGAGACATTATTGCACTTCCTAGTAATCTTGGAACACCTTGGGAACCCGGAGCACCTAGATAATCTTCTTTTTTTTATAAATTTATCAATTTATTATTTAGTTATCTAATACTTTATATGTCGAATACTTTTTATGTTTCTCACAATATAACCAAAAACCCTCTGATTTAACTTCTTTAACTTCATCGAAACGTATAAAACCTTTATTTTTACATCTTTCTCCTTTCTGAGTATATGCACAACATGTTGTATTAATGCTTGAATCTATCAAATATCCATATCGTTTTATTGGTTCTTCTATTGTATCAATAAAAATTTCATAAACTACTTTTATTTTATTTTCTTTTTTTATTTCTTTTACGTATTCTTCTTTTTTTTGTTTTTTATATAATCCTTTTTCATTTTTTATTTTTTTTCTACAATAAGGACACGTTATCTTTTCTGACCCTATAACTCGAGAATTGTTTTTCATCGATTCAAACCATTTTTTTAAACATTCTATATGAAATATATGACCACAATCTAATCTATAACTATCTTCTTTTGTCATCCCTATTATACATATCTTACATTCTTCTTCTAATATATCATCTAAATTAATATCATTTAATGATTTCTCTAAATCATTCATCTTTTTATATATATTTTATCTTCTATTATTTTATTATTTTTTATTCAATTTTTTATATCTTTCTCATATATAAAAAATATTTAATCTTTTTAATAATATTACTTACAGTATTATTTTTTATTATAGTATTACTTTTGCTATTATTTGAAATCATTCTGTAATATTGATATTATCGCATCCCTAAAAAACTCCTTACATAATAATTCTGCCTCATTCACCTTATTTATTGTTACCAATATTAATTCATTCAATTTACTATTATTTATTGATAAACTCATCTCTAACATATCCAATATATTAAATAAATCTTTTAATAATTCCTTATGTATTATTTGAACCCTTAATAATATATCATAATATCTTCTACTATACTCATTATCCTGCTTTAATATCTTATTCTTCTCTGCTTCACTTAATACTTTAAAATATCCTCCTGCATTCTTACAACTTGTAAATGTTAAATTATCTATATATGTTGTTATCTTTGATCTATCTAAACTTAATAATGCATTCGGATTTAAACAATATGTCCCATTCTTTAATGACTTATATCTATTATAACATACTCCACCCTCATATGTCCCATCCTCCTTTCTATATGGTAACTTACTCTTTATATATTTTATTAACTTCAATCGCGTTATATAATGATCCCTTATTGCTATACATAACTCATTCTTCGTTAATATACATTTATTACTATCCTTTTTACATCTCTTAAACTCTTGTCTCTTTTCTGACCTTTCTAATACTATCTTATTATTCCTTTTTTCTGATACTGTAAATGGTATTTCTTCATTCTTTAATCTATTATCTACCTTCATCTTTATATCATTCGTTAATTTATTATTCACTTTTAATAATTCATCTGTTTTCATATTATTTATATTATTTACCTTATCTTTTATACTTAACTCTTTATTTATATTTATATTATGTATATCTTTCTTATCACCTTCCGTTAATTTATTATTTATTGCTTTATCTAATGTTGTATTTAATATCGCTTTATTTATATTCTGTATTAAATTCTTTATTTCTTGCTTCTTCTCTTCCTTTACTTCTTCTTTTACTTCTTGATTCTTTTCATTTGTTGTTACTACTGTTTCTAATTTTCCCTCAAAATCCTCTAACTCCTTCAAATATTCTCTTAATTTTAAACCCTTATTCTCATTTACCTTTGATCTATTTATTTTATCTTCATTATTTTCTTTATTCTCTTCTTCTTCTTCTTCTATTTCATTCTCCATATTTTTATATTTATCTCTTTTTCTATCCCTATTCCTATCAAAATACTTATCTCTTTCTCTATATCTTTCCCTATCTTTATCTCTATTCCTATATCTATCTCTATTCCTATATCTATCTCTATCTCTATTCATATCTCTATTTCTTGATTTATTTCTATCTCTATTTTCATTATTATTATTATTTAATTCATTGTTATTATCATTATTATTATTATATGCTCCTCCTTCCTTATTTATTTTATTCTGTCTATTATTCTTATTCTTTATTTCATCAAATATATTTAATAACTCATCCTTTAAACCATCCGCTATAAATTCATCATTATCTGTTACATACTCACTTATCCTTAACTCATAATTTGTATCCTGTCCTACTATCATTTTATTCATATCTCTTAATCTATTTACACTCATTTTATTTAATGTATTCTCTATTGTTATACTTATTTTATTACATATATCCTTATTTATATTCTCATATTTCCTTTCTAACTGATTTATCTTTTTTAATAATTCTATCGTTAATTCCTCATTACTATCCAAACTTACTTCTCCTTTCTTCATAAATATATTATTACTCTCTTTTATAATAATATTATTCTCTTTATTATCTGGGGTTCCAACTGTATTACCCATTGATTTTTATATTATATAATATTATATAATATAATAAATATTATTTCTTTTTTTATTTCATCTCACTCAATTTATTATTTATATATTCATTCGCCAATACATCACTTACTTTTCCATACTTTATTATATAATCTTTTACTATATCTATATCCTCTATCTTTCCTACTATTACCACTATATTATTCATTAATAACATATTCTCATTTATTATATCTACTACATCATTCCCATTATTATAATTTATTGTATTATCCATCTTCTTCCTTGTTAAATTTATTATCCCATCTATCTTATATTTCTCTATTAATCTATACGATTTATAATCTGATATCCACAATCCTGGTATTAACTCAAAATACATCCTTATTATCTATTTTTATTATCTATTTTTTATTTTTTTCTATAACCTACTACTTATATTCAAATATAATAATCCTAAATAAAACATTAACATCATTACTAATATTATTATTAAAAATACTGATACTAACTTATTATTCCCTAATATTGAACCTAAATCCTTCTCGGATATTTTACCCTGCTGACATCCACCCTCTCCACACTCAAATTCATATTGATCTGGAACTAATGATTGTATTCCATATATTGCTATTGATCCTATGAATGCTCCAAAAAATACACCTGCTAATACATACATTCCTCCTAATGATCCTAAACTCGGAACTCCTACCATCAATATATTCGCAAATAACAAAAACATTGTTATTGTTAATGCAAATCTCGGAGTAAATAAATACATCGATCCTCTCATCTTTCCATAATTTACATCTATCTTACTATTATAATAACTTAACATATAACAAAATAATGTTATTAATATACCACTCACCATATACCACATACCACCTGTTACACTCGCCTTAAATAACTGAATCGTTGTTATTACATATACTCCTAACGTTAATAATATTAATAATCCATTAAATAATGATGCTCCTGCTCTCTCACCTTGTATAAATTTATCATTTAATCCTTTATAAAAAAATACAAATATTAATAATGATCCTATCATTCCTAACATAAACATTATTGTAAATACATTATTCATTCCAAATCTTTTATCTTGTCCCACAAAAATCCTCTGTAAATAACCATTGAATAAAAATATTATTGTTGTGTATATTATTAATACACCAAAATCATATGGTATCTTATTCAAATCCTTACTTATCTCCCTATTCCTTGATTGTAAATATAAATATAATACTTTTGCTGCTAAATACGATATTATTACTAATATTATAAAACCCCTATACGATGTTAATATCGTTCCACTCATTTCATCATATTCTTCATTAAAACTTTCACTTATCCTTTTCCCCCTTACATTATTATTATTATTCGTTAATGATGATAAATCAAATATATTATTAAAACTCATATATTTCTTTATATATCTTTTATATATTTTTTATATATCTTTTATTTTACTCTTTTTTTCTTTTTATATATTTTTTCTTTTTATATATTTTTTACTTTTTACTTTTTTATATTTTTAGTTTTTTTATTAAAAATTGATTTTTATTAACTTCATTATTTAAAGACTTATTTATATATTATATATTACAATGTCATTTTGGAAAACTTTTAATAATATTAAAAATTCATTCGATAAAACTAATATTAAAATTAATAATAATCAAAATATTCTTATAACTAATCCTAAATCCTCTTTTTCTAAAAATGATGACGAAAAAGATAAATGTATTAAATGTGGTCTTTTTGATATTATTTACGAAGATGGTAAAAATATTTGCACTCATTGTGGCATTGATAATGGTCCTATTATTGACTTCTCTCAAGAATGGAGATTCTATGGATCTGATGATAATAAAAAAGGAGGTGATCCTAATCGTTGTGGTGCTCCCTCTAATGATCTTTTTAATAATGATAGTTTCGGTATTGTTATGCAAGGTTATGGTTATGAAAAATATAGAAATGCTCTTAAATGGCACTCTATCCAATATAAAGAAAAAAGTCTTATGGATGTTTATAATACTATTCAAGAAATTTGTGATAATGCTAATATTCCAAGTTGTGTCGCTGATAAAGCTAAAAGTATGTATAAAATGATTAAAGATGATCTTATTAAACGCGGGGATCAAAGACAAAGCCTTATTGCTGCTTGTATTTTCTATGCTTGCAAATATAAAGGTATCTCCAGAAAACGTAAAGAAATTGCTGACCTTTTCTACTTTGATAATACTAAAATGACTATCGGTTGTAACCAATTTAAAGAAATTATGTATTCTATTAATAAAGAATTTATTAATGGACTCAAACCTTACACTACTGAAGACTTTATTCGTCGTAATTGCATACTTCTCGGTGTTAATAATTTTTATAGAGATATTTGTATCTACGTTGCTAATATCTCCGATATTTTCGGTATTAATAAAGAAAATATACCTAGCTCTATCTCTGTCGGTATTATTTTTTTCGTATCTAATACCTTTAATCTTAATATCTCTAAAAAAAAAATCGCATCTATTTGTGGAACCTCTGAAGTTACTGTTAGTAAAACTTTCAAAAATCTTAAAGAATTTAAAAAATATATTTTACCTCCTGATATTAATCCTTCTTTACTTAAATCTATTTAAGTATTTTATTCCTTTTATCTTACTTATCCTAATAAAAAATTATATAATTTTTTATTATTTTTATTATTTTTTACTTTTCATATCTTTATTTTTTTTTATTTTATTCGGATTATTTTATTACTTTACTTATAATAATTAATTTTCTATAATAAATTAAATAATCCAAAAAATATAAAAAATAATATTGTATTTATTACTATTAAATATGTAAAATTTGTTGATTCATCTCTTAATAATATTGTCTTTAAAAAACCAAATAATATTATAAATAATAATGCACCTATTATTGTTGTTATTCTATTCCTATTTACTTTATCTTTCATATAATTATATTATATCTTTAGATTATTCTTTTTCTATCCTACATAATTATTTATTAATCTGTTATCTACTCCATCACTATATTGATTCGTATAATATATTCTATTACCACCTTCCATTCTACTTATTATTGCATTCTTTATAATTATCGTATATCCATAAAATAATATAAACATTGATGCTATTACTATACTATCAAATAATATTACTTCACTCATATTTTTATCACTTATTCCCGATCGTATTAAACCATAAACTAATATTATTATTACTGGACCAAATATTAATTTATTTATCTCATCTAATCTAAATAATCTATCATTCTCACTCGATATCCTATATACTATTATATTTACTAAATAAAATATTATACTATATATTACTATTAACTTTAATCCTATTGAACCATCCGTTGTTTTTATTAATATTATTATTATTATTATAAATGATATTATTAATATAATATTTAATAATACAAATCTATCCATATTATATTTTATTTACTAATTATATTATTCTATTATATTTAATTTTTTTTATCTTTTTATTTTAATGCTAACATGTTCAAATATATATAATTCCTTATTATTTTTGTTCCAAAATACCAACCCATATATAACATTACCATAATTACCAATAATATTAATATCTGTATCATTGACATCGATTTTATACTATTTAACGTTTGATCTGATTCTGTTAATACTCTATATATTATATAAAAAACTATAAATAATATTGTTGATATTAATCCTTCTATTATATCCTCTGGTTTATTTAATAATAAATTATAACTCATCTTTCTAATTTATATTATCTTTATATATTTTATTTTATCTATTAATATATTATATCTATTTATATTTTTATGAATAAATCTTGTAGTGTTAATCCTAAACTAGCTATTAACAGTAAATCTTTTTTTGTATGTAATGATAATGATCCTTTTTGTCTTTCTGAACTTTATTCTATAAATCCTGACGGAACTGCTAATATTAATCAAGATAATAATAATAGTAATAATAATGTTCTCTATAATAATGATTTTTTTAATAAACCTAATTTAAGTTTTATTAATTGCCCTACTAATTTTAAACCTATTAAACTCAATGATAATTTTATTTGCTCATATGGAACAAATCTTTGTAATCCTAATAATTCTGATAAAAATAATATTCAAGGTATTCCTAACTGTAATTATAATCCTAATAATTCTGATAATAAATTATTATATACTAATTCTACTTATGATCTCGCTGATTGTCTTAAAGATTGTAAAAATGAATCTGAATGCACTTCTTTATCATCTATTAATAATCTTGATTCTTCTTTTAAATGTTTCTATTATAATATACCTCTAAACGATATCTCTTCTTCTAATAATAATATTGTTCAAAATAATAATAGAACTATTGTTGTTAAAAATAATTGCTATAATCCATTTAATATTACCGATATCAATAATAATTATCCTTCTGACCCTAATGCTAATCCTAGAAATATTATAACTAGATCTAACTCTATGAATTATTCTATTTCAACACCTACCAAAAAAAAATATAATATTTCTGATAATTCTAATAATCAATCTAATAATAATTCTCAATCTAATGATAATTCCCAATCTAATAATAATATCTTAACTTATTCTAATATTAATTTATGTCCTATTCTTGATCAACAAAAAGAAGATTTTAATATTAATGAACTTAATACCTTCGGTATCTCATATAATTTATTATATCTCAATATTCTCGCTATTATTATTATGACTATCATTATTTCAAATATTATTATTAGAAATCAATTATGTGCAAAGTTTATTATATTACCTATTATTGTTATACTTGGTTCCTTTTTTATTAATCTATTTATTAATATTAATTATCCTATTTTTTTTGCTATTTATTTTTTATCTCTTATTTATTTATATTATATTAATTGTTTTACTTTTTGAAAAGTATTTAAAGATATTTTTATAGTATTTATTGTATCAATAAATATGCCGAATAATACTGGTGGTAAGAAATTTAAAAAACTTAAACGCTCCCAAAAAAAAGGAGACTCTGAAGAACTTAAAGAACTTTATATGACTAAAAACAATCCTAATTTTGAAGGTTGTGAATATGGTATCGTTACTAAAATTCTTGGTGGTGGTAGAGTTTATTGTAAAATTCTTTTAACTGATCAAGCTCGTAAATTTAAAGAAGATAGAGAAATTAAAGAAAACTTTGATGATCCTATTCTTCAATACGAAACTAAAGAACTTTTATGTAGAATTAGTGGTAAATTAAAAAAAAATAAAGCTCGTATTGTTACTGATAGTATCGTTATTATTGGAACTAGAGACTATCAACCTGATAAAGCTGATATCATTTATGTTTATAATGATATTCGTAATATATCTAGATTAAAAAAAGAAGGTGAAATTCCTCAAAATTATAAACTTTATAATAATATTTTGGAATCTAATGAAGATAATCTTGACTTTGACTGGAAACATTCTGATAATGAAGAAGATAATGATGAAGATGATCAAGATGATGATGATGATAATCCTTTTGAACCTGGAAATACTCCTAGGAAAAATAAAAAAACATTTGATTTTAATGATGATGATGATATAGATGAAATTTAATTAAATTATTTATAAAAAAAAATAAAAAAATAAAAAAACAAAAATAACAAAAAAAATATACAAAACTTATTAAGATATATATAGATCTTAATAAACTATATTTATATTTCTATTTTTATTTATTTATTTAGTAACTTATTTTTATTTATTTCATTATTTTTTATTTCATTATTTTTTATTAATTCATTATGATTTAATAATATTATTTCTATTTGTCTATATAATTTTTTATACATTATTTTATATCTATTTTTTATAAACATTGATTTCATATTATCTTTTTCTATTACTAATTCATTTAAATATTCATCTAAAGCATCTGAATATGTTTCATATTTTAATAAAACACCATGCTCTTTTAAATCATTATCTACTAATGTTGATATTGAAGTCTCTTTGCAATTTTCTATATTTATAAAATCATTCTCTATTAATTTTAAACCTTCTAATTTATCTATACTATAATCATCTGCTATATCTTTTTTTGTGCATATTAGATTATGTATTGTATCATCTTTTCTTTCTACTTTCCATTCACTACCATTAAATACATTTACATATGGTGCCCTCTTATTCTTTAATAATACATTCATATTCTCCGGATATAATGGATTAAAATGTATCATTCTTATTAAATTAGGTATTCCTAATTCTGGATTCTTTATTACTCTTTTTAATATCTCATCTGTTATATAACTTATATTCTCTTTTCCAAATGGATTTATCTTTATATTATTATTTATTATATTATTTTGCATATAATTGTTTGTTGTATTATTCTGCGTTATATTCTCTATAACTATTCTTTTACTCTTTAATTCTTCTATCTCTCTATCTTTATCTAATAATAACTTCTCTAAATCTTTTACTGATTGCTTTTCATATACTTTGTTTTTACATCTTGTATTTATATGTCTTGAATAACTTGAACCATGCTTAAATGTTTTACCACAATTATAACACATTTTACTACCAAATATCTCTTTTTCTATTTTTGTATTATTTGCTATTATTAACTCTAAATCTAATTCATTCTTCATATTTATATGTATTTGATCATTTATTTCCTTTTTCTCTATTTCTAATTCTTTTTCTATTATTTCATATAAATATTTATCACATGGTTTTTTTAACTGCATATGTCTTTCATAATGGTCTTTTTTTATAAATTTCTTTCCACATTTTATACAATTATATTCAACCATATTAATATATATTTATCTCTTATTTATAAATACTTTTTTATTTATTATTTTTATAATTTTTTAACATACTTTTTTTTTGGTTTTTTTATGTTTATAAACTAGCTATATAATTTTTTTTAACTGATAGTCCCATATGAAAAATAATGAATAAATCGTTTAAATTATGATTACAATTTTATACATATTATTATAAACTTACTTTTACAGTTTATAAACTAGATATTTTATAAATTTAATTTATAAAACATCCATATGAAAAATAATGAATAATTCGTTTAAATTATGATTACAATT